AGCTCGATTTCATGGCTTTTGCCGACGCCTCGGGCACGATTGGCTATTTGAGCACTGTCGAATGAGGAGCCGCCGATGATCCCCGGTGTCGTCATCGAGATGGGCGGCCGGGACTGGACCGTGCCGCCGCTGACGCTCGGCCAGCTTCGCCGGCTGATGCCGAAGGTACGGCAGTTGAGCGCCGTCGGCAGCGAGATGGGCGAAGAGCAGATCGACGTTCTAGTCGAGATTGTCGCTGCGGCGGTGCAGCGCAACTATCCCGACGCAACACTGGAGACGGTCGAGCAGCTGCTCGATCTCGGCAATGCCGGCGCCGTGTTGAACGCGGTGTTGACCGGCTCGGGCCTCCGGCTGCGCGAGACCGCACCGGGGGAAGCGACGGCGGTGACGAGATCGAGTGGGGCCCCGTCTACGGGCTTCTCGCCACCGCCTGCGGCTACAGCTATCCCGTAATCGACGCCATGACGCTCCTCGAGGTCGAGGAGCTGATCGGGTATTGGACCGAGCATCCGCCGCTACACATCACCGTGGCGGCTTATCTTGGTTTCGACCGAGCTGGCAGACTCTCCCGGCAGATTCGCGCGGCGAGTCCCCGAAACGGCGACCCGGCCTCGCTCCTGGCCGAGCTGGGGCCCGGATTCGGCAGCGGCGACGTCCATGCCGGATTGGCGTCGGTCGTGCTCGATTTCGCAGCGCTGAAGCGCAACGCATAACACACAGGCTTTGAGGTCGCAGAGTGGCCGATATTCGAACCAGCGTCGTCATCAGCGCCCGGACCGATGAGCTGCAAGCCGGGATCGAGGCGGCTGCGCGCTCGGTGCAGAATGCGACCGACGCTATGCGCGCGCAATTTGCAAGCCTCGGCAGCGCCGCCGACACGGCGCATTCTCAGGTCGCCGCGGCCGCCTCGCAGATCGGTTCCGCGGTCGGATCGCTGCAATCGAGGACGGCCGGCGTTGCTGGATCGCTTGGCGGCAACACGCTTGCTGCTGCGGGTGGCTCGGTCGGTTCCGGCGCCACGGGATCGCGCGTTGCCGAATGGCGCGCGGCATTGCAGCAGCAGCTTGCTGCCGAGCAGAAATTTTTCGGCGACAGCCGCTCGGAGGAGCTCGCGTTCTGGCAAGAGAAGCTGGCGCTGACCAGCGCCGGGTCCAAGGAGCAGCTCGCGGTCGAAAACAATATCTATCAGCTCGAAAAGCAGCTCGCTGTCGAGCGGGAGCGGGATCAGCTGAGCGCCATCAGTGCCGAGCAGAAGGTCGCGGATGCGAGCTATGCCCGCCAGCGCGCCGCGCTCGAAGGTGCCGCCGAGATCGGAAAAATTTCCGCCGCCGTGGAAATCGACCAAGAGAAAAGCCTGGCTGACCAAAAATGGCAGATCGACCAGGAGTATTTCCAGAAAAAGCTGGACGCCGCCGATGGCGACGCCAAAACACAAGAAAAGCTCAACGAGCAGGAGCTGCTCGAATACGAAAAATATCTGACCGACAAGCAGCGGCTCGATGACGATGCGGTCCGGGCCAGCCAACGGGCGTGGCAGAGCATCGTGGCGCCGATCGAAAGCGCGATCGACAAAAGCGTGACCGGGATCATCCTCGGTACGACGACCGTGCAGCGCGCGCTGGCCAACCTCGCGCAATCCATCCTCGGCGAGTTTGTCAGCGCCGGCATCAAAAGCCTGTTTGGGGCGATCATCGGCACCGGAACCGGCGGCGGCGCGGAAAACAGTTTTTTCGGCGGGCTGTTCAGCGGCATCTTTGGCAAGATTTTCGGCCAGGGCCTGTTCGGCGGCTCGGCTGATTTCGACGCCTTTGGCGGCGTCGGCGCTGCCGAGGAGAGCGGCGGCGGCTTGCTCGGCGGCCTCTTTACTGGGCTGGGTTCGCTATTCGCTTTCTCCAGAGGCGGCATTGTGCCCTCCGCGCAAGGCGGGTGGGCGGTTCCGTCGCTCGGGCCCGGCGGCGTGCTCGCGCAGCTGCATTCGAACGAGATGGTCCTGCCCGCCAATATCAGCCAGGGCCTGCAGACGATGCTGGCCGACGGCGGTGCGGGCCATACCTTCAACATCGGCATCAATGCGGTCGATGCGGCGAGCGTCGCCAAATTGTTCGCCAGCAACGGTGCCGGTCTCGTCGCCGCCCTCAACAAGGCTCTGAGAAACGGCGCTTCGCTTTACGCCGGGGCAATCGGCTGATGGCCGACATCGGCATCTTTCCCGCTTTGCCCGGCCTCGCCTGGAGCGTCACCAAGGTGCCGACCTTTCAGACCCGGATCCAGCGCGCGGTTTCGGGCCGCGAATTGCGCGCGCTCGATTACCCGTTCCCGCTGTGGCAGTTTTCGCTCGTCTTCGATTTTTTGCGCGACGATCCTGCCGCCGGCTACAACGAGCTGCGCACGCTTGCCGGCTTCTATCTTGCCTGCCGCGGCGCCTTCTCGACATTTCTCTACGACGACCCGACCGACGACGCGGTCTCGGACCAGGTGCTCGGCACCGGAGACGCCAGCCAAAGCGTCTTCCAGCTGGTGCGCAGCTTTGGCGGCGCGCCGGGTTTTGTCGAGCCGATCGTCGCCCCGAACACTGTCGATGCGGTCTACCTCAACGGCCTGGTGCAGAACCCGGCGAATTACAGCGTCGATCCGGCAACCGGGCTGTTGACCTTTGCGACCCCGCCGACGAGCGGCGCCGTAATCACAGCCGATTTCAGCTATTATTTTAGGTGTCGATTTATAGACGATAGCTACACATTCGAAAACTTTATGGCGAAGCTGTGGAGCGTAAAGAAAATGACTTTCATCAGCGTGCGGCCGTGAATCCCGAATACCGGCTGTATTGGGCGCTGCGCCGGCGATTGGCCGAAAGGTCGCGGCGGCGCGTGCGCGCCGTGCTGCGCTATTGGCTCGGCGGGATCGTCATCGGATGAAACCCGCCTCCGCGGCGCTGGTCGCGCTGTTGAACGGCACGCAAGAATTCATCATGGCGGACCTCTACACGCTGACGCTGCAAGGCGGCGGCGTGTTCCGCTATTCGGCGGCGGCAACGGCGATCACAGATACGAGCACCGGCCGTGTCTTTGCCCTCGGCCCGAAATTCGAGCGGTCGATGACCAAGATCGTGATCGGGACCGAGGTGGACGAGCTCGACGTCAAAATCTACCCGGAGCCGACTGACCTGATGGGCGCGACACCGTGGCTCACGGCGGCGTGGCAGGGCCAGCTCGACGGTGCCCTGCTGCAGTTGGAGCGCGCCTTTATGCCCGCCTACGGGGACACCTCGCCCGGCACTGTCGTGCTGTTTTCGGGCCGTGTATCGGACATCGATGCGAGCCGCACCGGGCTCGAATTGAAATGTCGCTCGCATCTCGAGTTGCTGAACATCCAGATGCCGCGACGGCTTTACCAGCCATCCTGCAATCACGTTTTCGGCGATGCGATGTGTCAGTTCGACCGGTCGAGCTTGGCGATCACGGTCGCCGCGACCGCCGGATCGACCGCCGCGATCGTCAAATGGTCGGGCAGCTTCCCGACCACGCCTTTTGCACAAGGAACGATCATCGGACTCAGCGGCGCCAATGCCGGCCAGGCGCGCACGATCACCGCTGTTCAATCGGGGCCGCAGGTGACGCTCAAGATGGCGTTCCTCTCGCCGATCGCGACCGGCGACACGTTTCAGCTTTTGCCCGGCTGCGATCACACGCTCGCGACCTGTCAGAACATCTTCAACAACCTCGACCATCACGGCGGCTTCGAATTTATCCCGACCCCGGAGAACGCGGTATGAGCGAGCGCCTGAGGGCAGCCGACGACGCCGACGCGATTGCCGCCCGGCTCGTCGAGCTCAAAGCCTACCGCGATCGCCGATGCTTCGGCCGGCTCGGGCTCGGCGCGTCGAATTGCTGGTGCTTCCGCGCCGGCCCGGATGGTCAAAGCCTGCCCTGTCCGGTGTTTCGGGACAGCGAACGCGCATGATCGATCCGCGCCGCGCCGCAGTGCTCACCGTGGCCGAAAGCTGGATCGGCACACCTTATCACCACGCCGCACGGGTCAAAGGCATCGGCTGTGATTGCCTGACCCTCCTCGCCGAGGTCTATGCCGCCGCCGGAATCATCGGCCATGTCGAGGTGCCGTTTTATCCACCGGATTGGCATTTGCATCGCTCGGCTGAGCTCTACCTCGACGGCGTCTCCGCGCGCGCACGCGAAATCGGCGGTCTGCCCGCGCCCGGCGACATTGCCTTGTTTCGCTTTGGCCGGTGCTTTGCCCATGGTGCCATCGTGACCGAATGGCCCCTGTTGATCCACGCTTGGCACTCGGCCGGCGTGATTGCCGACGCCGCCGACCAGCCGCGCCTCGCCAAGCGGGTCGCACGCTTCTTCTCGCCGTTCCTGCCGTCCGAGATCTGAATGACCGGGCTTCTCGGGCGCGGGTCGAACGCCAAGCAGGCGACGGCCGCGGGCTCGCTGCAATTCCAGACATCGCAGCAGGGCGGCGTCATTCCGCTCGTCTATGGCACCACGCGCGTGGCGCCCAATCTGCTCGACCAGCAGGATTTCACTGCGATGCCTGCGCCGACCAGCGCCAAGGGCAAGGGCGGCGGAGCAGGAAAAGGCGGCACCGGGCAGTTCAACTACAGCGCTTCGGTCATCCTCGGCGTGTGCCAAGGCCCGATCGCCGAATTCGGCCTCGTCTGGTGGGACAAGAATATCGCCCCGCTGATCGGGCTGCCGGGAATCTCGTACATCAATCTTGGCAATGACGCGCAGGCGCCGTCGTCCTACTGGTCCACCGTCCATCCGGCGAATGCGATCGGCTATTCCGGCACCGCCTATTTCGAGATGGACAACTACCAGCTCGGCATGTCGCCGACGCTGCCGAATTTCAATGTCGAGGTCATCGGGCTTCTCCCCAATACCGCCCCCAACAATTGCGACGCAAACCCGGCTGCGATCGTCACCGATTTTCTGACCAATGCCCGCTACGGCGCCGGCTTTCCGTCGGCAAACCTCGATGCGCTGACCTCGTACCGTGATTACTGCAACGCCGCCGGCATCTGGCTGGCACCCATGATGGACCAGCAGCAGGAGGCGCAGCAGTCGCTCGCCGACATTGTGCAGCTGACCAACAGCGCCATTGTCTGGTCGGGCGGTCTCCTCAAGATCATCCCGTATGGCGACCAGCCGCTTTCGACTGCTTACATTCTGGTCGCGCTCTCGGGCACCATCACCGAGCTCGACACGCTGTCGCTGACCTTCACCGCGGCCGGGCTGACGGGATCGCCGGTCACGGTCACCTATCAGGCGCAGCCGGCGGAGGTGAACAGCGACACGACCGATTATTCGGCGGACGCAGCCGGGCTCGCGAGCGCAATCAATGGCAACGCGGATCTGGCGGCGTTTGGCATCACCGCCGGGTCCGGGGTCTCGACCTGTGTCATTGCATTGCGGGGCACGGCCTTTTCGGCGGGTGTGTCGGTCGTCGGCAGCTCGACCGGAGCGGCGTCGTTCACGGTCACCGGCCCGACCGCCTATAGCTGGACCCCGAACACGACGGTCGAGGCGAGCCTGGGCGAGGACGATTTCATCGTCCAGGAATCGAGCGTCGGAATCGCGCTAGGCCCCAACCCCGG